GTGCCTCCCTGACCGAGCGCGGCATTCTGGTGGCCACGCTCAATCCTATGCAAATGGTCGGCCTGGCCTTTACTCACAGCTCCAGCGACTTCGGGCAAATCCTGTTGGATATTGCCGGAAAGTCGGTTTTGACCGGCTGGGAAGAGGCGCCGGAGACGTTTCAGCTCTGGACCAAAAAAGGCCAGTTGAGCGACTTCAAAACCTCTTCGCGTGTCGGTCTGGGCGAGTTCCCGAGCTTGCGCGAAGTGCGCCCGGGCGCCGAGTACAAGCACATCACCCTGAGTGATCGCGGCGAGCCGATCACGCTGGCCACCTACGGCGAGCTGTTTTCGATCACCCGTCAGGCGATCATCAACGACGACCTGTCGTTGTTGAGTGATGTGCCTTACAAGATGGGCCAGGCAGCGCGTGCGACCATCGGCGATTTGGTCTATGCGGTACTGACCAGCCCACCGAAGATGCGCGACGGTAAGTCGTTGTTTGATGCTTCACGCAAAAACAACGCAGCCGGTCCGGCGTCTGAGCTGTCCATTGCCAGCTTGATCGCTGGTAAGACTGCGATGGCATCGCAAAAAACCCAGGTTGACGGTGGCAAACCTCGCACCTTGAACATTCGCCCGGCCTACGTGCTGACACCGGTTGCCCTGGAAGACAAGGCCAACCAAATCATCAACTCGGCCTCTGTGCCGGGCGCTGATGCTAACTCTGGCATCATCAATCCAATCCGCGGCTTTGCCAAAGTGATCGGTGAGCCGCGCCTTGATGATGCGTCGGCAACGGCCTGGTACATGGCTGCGAAGCAGGGTAGCGACACCATTGAAGTGGCTTACCTCAACGGCATCGACACGCCGTATGTGGAACAGCAAAACGGCTTCAGCGTCGACGGCGTGGCCAGTAAGGTGCGTATCGACGCAGGTGTTGCGCCTGCCGACTACCGTGGCCTGTATAGCGCTGCTGGCAAGTAAAACCTGCTGTTCCAAATAACCCCGCCAAGTGCGGGGTTTCTTGTTTTTGCGTTCTGGAGAATTGAGCGATGGCTAAGAATTATTCGGGTACCGGCCGGTCCTGCACCTTTGTATCCCCTACTGGTGGCACCAAAGCCGGCGTGCCTGTGGCGATCAACGCCCTGGTGGTGATCCCGCTGGAAGACACGGTAAAAGGCCAGCCCTTTACCGGCGTGCTGGGTGATGCCTGGGTGCTGCCTGTCACCGGTGCGCTGAAGGCAGGCGTCAAGGTCAGTGTGTTGGCCGGTACGTTGGTCGCTGATGGCACTGCGGATGCTGTGCCCTTCGGCAAGCTGCTGACTGACGCGTCTGGCGGCTTCGCTGAAGCCCTGTTGATCCAGTAATGGCCGGTGGCTTTCGGGCCCTGGCTGATCGCATGGACGCCCTGGCTGTTGAACGCCTGGGCGATTCGGCGACGCTTTCAGATGGCCGTGGAGTCTTCGGTGCGTTTGCATCCCCCTTTGTCGGCGCTGAGATCGGCGGTGGGAAAACTGGAGCCGCACGCCTGGGCGGGGCAATCAATGCCGACGAGGTGTTAGAGCCCACCCTGACCGCGCGAGTAGTCGACGTGCAAGGCGTCAAAAAGGGCGACCATTTAACCATTGAGCTGCCGATCCTGTTGGGCGGTGGCCGTTACAAGGTTGTCCGTCTGAAGCCTGATGGTTCCGGCATGGTCGATTTGGTGTTGAGCGTATCCAATGAGCGAACTGACGACATTACATGATGCGATCACTCGCATAATTAGCGAACAGATGCCCCGGGTTGTGCATGTTGAGCAGTTCCCCGAATTGGGTGCCGAGGTTATGACGCCGGCGCTGTTGTACGGGATCACTGACATGGCCCCGGGCCAGGATCGGGGAGAGGGGAAAACGGCGATTATTGGTCGTTTCCAGTCCTGCATTCTGGTTGAGGCAGACCGGCCCAAGGCATCGCTCCAGGCCGCTATCTTGGCTGGCCAAATGATGACGGTGCTAAAGGATCAGCTTTGGGATTTGGATTTTGTTACCGGCCCGCCGGCGCAGGTCCACGCCCAGCCTGAGGCTCCCACGCCTGAGCTTGAGCAGTTCGTCATGTGGTCGGTTCAATGGGTCCAGCCTTTCGAATTGGGGGAGTTAACCTGGCCATGGCCTGATGAATCCCCAGGCGGCCCTGTGTCGCCTGAAGGGGAGTTCACCAGTGATACCGGCCCCGTTTACCCCGAGGATCCGGTATGAGCTACGCCAGTGCCGAACATGACCGTATGATTGCCGCCATGCTGATGCCCTGCGTGGTGGTGGGTGTGGATCTGGCGGCGCCGGCGGTGCGTGTCAGCAATGGCGAGTGGACGAGCGCCTGGGTGCGCTGGCACAGCCTGGCGGCCGGTAAGGCGCGGCATTGGCGGGCGCCAAGCCTGGGCGAGCAGGGGGTTTTGTTTAACCCCAGCGGCCAGGCGGGTATGGGCACGTTCATCCCGGGGCTGTATGGCAATGCTGGCGGCCCGCCGGATAACCGTGATCATGTTGAGGTCTGGCGTTTTGACGATGGCGGCTCCCTGGTTTATGACTGGGAGGCTAAGACATACACAATCACGCTGCCCACTGGAACAGTAACCATCAAAGTGGGCAGCACGGTTGTAACCGTTACGGATAACGCGGTGAATGCCACGGTTGGCGGTACCGAGTTCGACCTGGCGTCCGGCTGGGCGGCGATCAAATCACCGCAGATAGCGTTGATCGGTGCGGTAGAGATCGACGGCACGTTACACGTAACGCAGAGCATCACCGGCGACGCCGATATCCTGGCGGCCGGTAACAGCGACAACCACCACAAGCATTAACCAAAAATCACCTACAGCCCGCCGCGTGCGGGCTTTTTCATGCCCGGAGAAATCATGGCAAAGACCATCGAGAAGCCCGCAACCGAAGAACAAGCCACTGCCGTGCCGGCGTCTTTGACGTTCCGCGATCTGATCTACACGTCGCGCACGCTGGTTGTGCCTGATACCGATCGTACTTACCCGGTGGTCAAGTCCCTGGTGGTGGTGCCGGAGTCAGACAAAGAGGCTGTGGCCTTCCTGAAGGCTCATAGCGAATACGCCGCCCAGGAGGGCTAAGCCAGATGATCGGAATGGATCGCCACACCGGGCAACCCATATCCGGCATCGAGCATTTGCGACAGTCCATCGCCGACATCCTGAGTACGCCACTGGGCAGTCGCCGGCAACGGCCGGACTACGGCAGCAAGTTACGTCTGTTTGTTGACTTGCCAATCAATGCGGGCTGGAAAAGTGCCGTACAGGCCGAAGCGGCCCGCGCCCTTGGCCAGCACGAGCCCCGCCTGAAGCTTGAGCGTGTGACGGCGCTGTCACTGCTGGACGGGAAAATAAACATGAGCGTTGCCGGCAAGTACCTGGGTGACAATTTTGTCTTGGAGGTAAGCGTATGAGCATCGTGGATCTGTCGGCCTTGCCGGCACCGGAGGTGCTTGAGCCGCTGGACTTCGAAGACGTTTACGACGAAGGGCTGTCAGCGTTTCGCGGCTATATGGGCGACAACTGGAACGCCGCGCTTGAAAGCGATCCTGTTACCAAGGTGCTGGAGGTTGGGGCCTATAACAAGGTTGGTAACCGCGCCCGGGTTAACGATGCGTGCAAGGCGTTGCTGTTGGCTCACGCCATCAAGGGCGACCTCGATCAACTGGGCGCAAACGTCAACCTTAAGCGCCTGGTGATACAGCCCGAGGATCTGCTGGCGGTTCCGCCAGTGGCTGAAGTGCTTGAAGACGATGACTCGTTTCGTGAACGCATCCAGTTGGCTTATGAGGGGCTGACCACGGCGGGCCCGCGTAACAGCTACATCCTGCACGCGCGTAACGCATCTGGCTTTGTGCGGGATGCCACGGCGGAAAGCCCGTCGCCGGCGCGCGTTACCGTAACGGTGCTGAGTACTGAGGGAGATGGAACGGCCACGCCGGAGCTGTTGGCCATCGTGGCTAGGGCTCTGAGTGACGAGGACGTGCGGCCGTTGGGTGACCGGTTGACAGTGCAGGGCGCCGAAATCCTGAATTATCGTATTGACGCGATTTTGCACATGAATAGCGCCGGGCCAGAAGGTGACGCAGCGCTGGCCGAAGCCCAAACCCGGCTGTCGAAGTGGATCAACCCCCGTAAGCGCCTCGGTGTTGAAGTGGCACGGTCTGCTGTGGACGCTCAGGTGCATGTTGCCGGCGTTTCGCGTGTCGAGCTTCCCGGATGGGTCGACCTGGCACCTACAAAGGCCCAGGCCGCGTACTGCACTGGTTACAGCGTGAGGTTGGCGGATGAAAAGCCTACTGCCCAGCAATAGCACGCAGCTGGAGCGGGCCATGGAGGCGGCGTTCTACGAAAAAACCATTGTTCCGTTGCGCACTCTCTACAACGTCGATACCTGTCCGGCCCATTTGCTGCTGCATCTGGCCTGGGCCTGGTCGGTCGACCGCTGGGATTATCGGTGGAGCGAGGCGACCAAGCGGGCCGCCATCAAGGCTTCGTATTACATCCACAAACACAAAGGCACGATTGGCGCCTTGCGCCGCGTGGTCGAGCCGCTGGGCTACCTGATCGAGGTCATGGAGTGGTGGCAGACGGTGCCCGAAGGGGTGCCGGGCACGTTCGCCCTGAAGGTCGGTGTTCTGGATACCGGCATTACCGAAGAAATGTACGAAGAGCTGACCCGGCTCATTGATGACGCCAAGCCTGTCAGTCGGCATATGACCGGCCTGGCGATCAGTCTGGAGACCAACGGTTACATCGGCATCGGT